GCCCCGGCTCTGCTTGTTGTTCCGCAAATGCTGCGGCTTGATACCGCGCTTAGCCAGAACGACTTTAGCTAGGTCGTAATGCTGGCCGGGTGGTGTCGGCCTGCCGTTGGTGTCGATCCAGTATTTCATGACAAGGCTAGAATAGGGCGGTCAGACTGCTTAGTCAACATTTAATTTTACTAAGCCTGTGCTGCCTTAACTACGGCACCTGCTGGCCGTTGATCTCGCGCAGGTAGCGTTCCAGTGTAGGCCGGGACATCTGGTAGCGTGCCATGAGTTCCGACTGCGTGGACGTCAGCAGCAACGGATCAGCCCGCATCAAGGCCTTCACCGCGTCGCGCTTGGCCTGCTGGGTGGCCTTGGACGCGGCGGTGCGGGCCGCTGCGGCGTCAGGGGCCTGCTTAACGCCCAGCTTGGCCTGCCGCATCTTCTCCTTGGCCGCAGCGGACTTGGCCACGCCCGTGCCGACGCCGAGCACGCGTTTGGGCATGTGGGCGGACGCCTCCTCGAACCAGCCCTCGCGCTTGGCGGTGCGGTAGGAGCCTTGGCTGCCGTCGATCCACGCCTGCTTGGTGGTGAACCGGCGGGCGTCCGCGAGGACGAGTTCGCGAGTCCACTCCTTTACCCGGCGCACGGTGCCAAGACCGCCACCGTCAGAGACATTCAGCATCGTCCAGCCGTCGGCGCGGTAGCGTTCGATCCAAGTCGACTCCTCTTTGATAACCGCGTCCGGGGAGCCAATGCCAGTGGACACGTGCCTGTGTAGGTAGGCCGGGCAGATCGCAGTATGGTCGTACACAGGGCCGCGTGTGAGGTGCTCTGCGAGGCGCTCCTGTGGCCGGAATGACAGGCCGACGTAGGCGTAGCGGTCAGCGAACTCGAAGACGTACACGACGTAGTCACCGGCGTAGGGGCTGGACTTGGGCGTCATGTGGGCGGTGGCGCGTTTGAAAACGTCAAGACGCCGCCGGGCGGCTTGGTACGCTGCGGCATGGTGCACCTCCGTTGCACGCTTCCAGTCGCCCTTGTGCTGGTAGTGCGAGGCTGCTTCGATAATAGCGTCAGCGCTCCACGTCCGGCTGTTCGTGTTGCCGATCGTGCCGTGTTGCATGTGGCCGCAACATTTGGCCATGAATGCCTTGCCACGGTGAAGAGCCGCACCGTAGTGGCTGTATTCTCCGTGTGCCCTGTCGAGTAGGCCACGGGTGCGCCACGCCTCGCGTGTAGGGTACAGCGCTGCGTCTGCAATCAGTTCTGCGTCCGTATACGCCTTAATCAAGGCCGCACGCTTTGCACGTTCCACGTGAGATACAGGAGGCAGCAGCCGCTCCACAACAGCAAGATGCCCACTTTGTTTTACCCAAGTGTATGCGTCAAAATACCTGCGTTGGAAGTCAGAGTAACTATCGCAGCGCTTCACACGTTCTAGGACGTAATCTAGGTTGAATTCAGTTTTCATGTATGTAGTTTACACCAGACCTATAAAAAGTCAAACGAGTAGTGCTAATTTTATACTATACCTGTTCATATTTAAGTTAACATTTTTAGCTGTTACTGGAAAAAAAAACCCGCTCTTTTTAGGGAGCGGGTTGTTGAAACTGCAATGATTACGTGGCTTATCCAATCGTCTGTCCAAAAGCAGTTGGGCTATTTTGGACTAAGCCACGGCAAAACATCTTGCTGTTGACGCACTTACGCGCGAAGCTCGTCGCGAATCCGCGTTGGTGGATGAAGTCGGGCAGAACCACGTCAGGAGTGGTGTACAGTTTCTGGTATTCCGCCAAAACGTACCCCGTCGTGAGAAACTGGTCGCCTTTGTGTCCGACGAGGAACTCGTTCGTGGGATAGTGCGGGTCAGCGAAGACCTTCTTGTTGCCGAGGTCGCCGATGTAGGTGATGCCCTGCATCTGCACCCGGTTGTTCTTCGGCACGAACTGCGGCAGCGTGGCGACGACGGTTGCCGCTTGGAGACCCAAGAGCAGCCAGTTGCCCGCGACCATGTTCGTGGCAGCGAAGATGAAGTTCGAGGCGGTCTCGAACGCATCGATGATGCTGAACTTGTGCGTCTGGTAGTTGACGTTCGCCGGAGCGATCGCGTCCCACACCACGAACCCGGCGTCAGCCTTGGCCCGCAAGTCGAAAATGACTTGGCGGTGCTTCTGGTATTGCAGGGCGTTCGTCAGGGCGTTGAGCAGGACGCTCTCGGCCTTGATGTTATACATCGCTTGCAGGTTCTGGTCGGCTTCCTCGCTCCACAGCGTTTTGAGCTTCATCACCTTGGCGGTGACGGGCGTGCTGCTGAGCTTCATCTCGTAGTCCTGAATCGCGAGATTGCCTTCCGAGTTGAACGCGTAGGTGATGGTGTAGTCGGTCGCGGTGGCCGCGCTGATCGTGACGGTGCCCGCGCCGGTGCCTTGATAGACAATGGTGCCGATGGCCGCGTTGGTGGCCACGTTGATGATCTGGCCGTTGCCGTCGTCAGCGAAGTTCACGCTGCCGGAGGTGTAGGAACCGCTGATGGTGCCGGGGCGCAGGGGCGTCCATTCGAGCACGATCACACCGGAACCGTTGGTGGTGCCAGTTTCGTCCTGCACGACTTCGTCACCGTCGTCGTCGCGGTCAACCGCGCCTTGCAGGGCACGCCACATCGGCGCACCGGCGGGCGTGCGGCCTTTGCGGCGACCGGTCACGATGTCCATGTAAACGATCTGCGACACCGGGCCTGCCATGGGCTGCAAAGCCACCAGCTGGTCGATCACGTCGTTTTCGGACATGTTCGCGATGATCGGGAAAATCCACTTGTCGAATGTGCCGAGGGACGTCGTCCGGGTGACTTCGTCCAAACGGCCAAAACGGCTGCGGCAGTTTTCCAGCATGATCGCGGCAAGCGGGCGCTTGTGCTCCGGCATGTGCTGCACGAATTCCTTCCAGCCGCGCGCTTCCCAGAGGCCGCGCGAGTTCTTTTCGGGAATGCCCAGCGGGGTTTCAGCGAGGCGATAGCCCCACTCCAGAACGTCCATGAAACGGGAGATGTGCCCACCGTCGGACGCGAGTACCGGTCTTCCACTTTCAGTTAGGATTACCATAATCGTTTATTTGTTGTTGTTGTGTTGTTTGTGCTGCTTTTTACTTGGTGACGGGGGGAGTTTGGCTAAGCCGCTGTACCAACTCCACGGATTCGTTAATCGAGCTGACCGTCAGGTCAGCGCGACCAGATTTGATGACGCGATTCTCCGGGATCGGAGGGGTCGCCGATGTCTTGCTCTCCGTGGCCACCTTGCCCGGAGCCTTCGCGACGCTGCCCTCGTCGGGACTGCCTGCGCCCTTCTGCTTGTCGTCCTTGATGCCTTCCTTGCCCGGAGCCTCACCTTCCGTGGGCTTCTTCAGGGCGTCGGCTTCCGCGACCGGCTTCTTGCCTTCCAGCGTTTCGCGGATGGCAACGATGTGGCGCAGACGGCACGCTTCCTTGAGCGCCTTCTGGATTTCCGGCGTCTGGGCCTTTTCCTTGAATTCGAGGACGATCAGGCGGCGACCGAGTTCGGTCACGTCGCTGTGATAGCGCTCCGCCATCAGGTCGAGGGCTTCGCAGGAGGTGTTGAAATCCTTTTCCAGCACGGCAGCCTTCTGCTTCCGGCTTTCCGCGATGCGCTGCCAGCCTTGGCCGCGCCGGGTGAGTTCCTCAATCATCTTGACGCGGCTGCCGTTGGCCTTGAGGGATTCGCCCAGCTTTTTCTTGTAGGTAACGGCGGTCGAGGCGACGGCGTTGATGACCCGCATGAGCTTGGTGTTCTGTTCGGTCAGGCGGCGAGATTCAACGACCGGCTGCTGGATCGTCTTGGTAAAGCCTGTGGACAGGCTTTCGAGCTGCTGGTGGAGCTTGGTGGCTTCCCAAGCGCGGGTGGCGTCAGCCGCCGCCCAGATGGCGACCTGCTGGTGTAGTTCTTCCACCTGCGACATCGATTCGGCGAAGCGGTGCGGCTTGGTGGGATCAGCGTTACGGAGCGTGTTAATGCTCGTTTTCAGTTCGTTCAGTTCCATAATTTTGTTTTTGTTTGGTGTTTCGCTGGTCGGTTTTGCCGCGCCAGATGAGGGAGTCGATTCCTTCAAATTTTGGGGAGTTGCCACGAGAGCCGGAGCGGCCACGGGCGCTGTTTTAATAGATTCGGCCTGCGGATTTGGGGTGGCAGGTGCAGCCATGGTGGCCGTGGTGGTGCTGCGCTGGGGTGTCAGCTCGGCGGTCTCAAAGCTGGGCTTGATGACGACGTCCCAGCCTTCACAGACGTAGTCATCCTTGACCTCGTCGACGCCGTCCGCGCCCTTCTCCAGCGAGCCATAGCCCCGGCTGGAAACGAGCGGATTGTAGCCACCTTCGATCAAGGCCTTGAGCTTGTTGCCGTCCACGGTGTCGAGGATGACAATTTCACCGACGACCTCGTGGACGATTTTACCG